CTAAAAGAATACGGATATAACACCAGGAGAGGACAACAATATTGTGGTGCTAATGGTGATGCAGATGTAGTTGGATTACCTGGTATTCATATTGAATGTAAAAGAGTAGAAAGACTTAACATATATGATGCTATAAGCCAAGCTAAGGCAGATAAAAAAGAGAATGAATTAGTAGCAGTATTTCATAGAAAAGATAGAAGTGAGTGGCTTGTTTCAATGACATTAGATGAATGGATGAAATTATATAAAGGGAGTGGATTAGATGAATAAAGTTGTTTTAATTGGAAGATTTACAAAGGATCCAGAGCTGAGATATGCGGCAGGAAGTGGAACTGCAGTTACTAGATTTACAATAGCAGTAAATAGACAATTCAAGAAAGATGAAGCTGATTTTATTAACTGTGTAGCTTGGAATAAGACAGCAGAAACGATATCTCAATATCTTACAAAGGGTAGACAAATAGCTGTTATTGGAAGTATTAGAACAGGCAGCTATGATGCACAAGATGGAACTAAGAGATATACAACAGATGTTGCAGTAGATAGCTTTGAGTTTGTAGGAAGTAACGGACAAGCTAGTACACAAGGAAATAGCAGTGATGATGCATTTGGTGCCTATGATGATATTACTCCAGTAGATGATGTAGATATGCCATTCTAATGGAACAGATAGGATTTAACTTTATTAGATTAAAGGAAGACTGTACAGAACTTAATAGTAAATTAACTAAAGGTTCTGTATGGATATTCCTTTTAGAACAGGAGAATAACTACATTATTAATTTAGACGGAATGTATTACGGACCATTAAAAATAAATTGCGAAAGGATATGAGGAAATGAACGTAAATGATAAAGCTATTAAAGAAAAGATAAGAATTTATAGAGAACAAAGAGTATTAAAGGCTACAGCATTAAGAAAGCTAAGAAAAGAATTTGGAGTTAGCGACAAGGTTATAGATGAATTATGGCTAGAAGTTAAGCTGGAGAAGAAAGCAACTAGCAATACAGCTAAGAAAGAAGATAAGATTATTAAAACTACGAAAGAAAAGTTAATAGCAAGTGAGGAAGTAACTGCAGGGAAGATTAAACAAAGCTCGGGAGAAGCAAAAGGACAATCAGAGGATAAATGCATCAACAAAGATTTAAAGGTACTTAAAATGACTGTAAAAGGTAAGTATGGAACTTATGAAAAAGAAGGAACTAAAGTAAAAGTTGGAGAGTTAGAATTTAAAAATGAGCAGGACATTGAGAATTATAAAAATAAAGAAATGGCTAGATTTATGGAAGAGCTTGGAGAGATTCTTGATGTAATGTTAATGGAAGTATAAAGGTTAATAGTACAAGCTTAACCAAATAAAGGTTAAGAGAAAAATATTAACCTTAGAAGAAAGGAGCATCAAGAATGCATTTTATAGAGGTTTTATTAGGGATAGTAGTATTCTTAGCTATGGTAAACATTATACCATTAATACTTATAAAAAATAGCAAGGTTAAGAATTTAATAGTCGGTATAGAAGTAATATCTATAGTTTTAATACTTATATGTTTAGTTTTATATATTTGTAATGCTCTTATGACTTGCATAACTATATGGTTTGGTAATTGGTAAGTCGTAATTGCAAGAAAGTGTGAAAAATGTTCTTTGAAAATTGAATATTATGGATGATTATGGTAATATATGCATATAATCTGTATAAGATAATCATTATTATGTTGGGGGTATATATATGAAACTTGAAATAGAATTGATACCAAGAACTTGCTGGAATTCTAATATTAGAACAAGAGTTAAGAAAAGTGATTGGGATAAGATAAGGAAGGCTGTTTACCAGAAAGAAAATATGTATTGTCATATTTGTGGGAAAAAGTGCAATTCATTGGATGCTCATGAAGTATGGGAATATGATGAAATTAATCATATTCAAAAGTTAACTAATATTATAGGGATATGCAAAGCATGCCACAATACAATACATTATGGTAGAGCTCAACAAATAGGTTATGAGAAAGAAGCGAGAAATCAATTCTTGAAAGTTAATGAATGTGAGATTATTGATCTTGAGAATGAATTAATAAAGGTAAAAGAAGACTATAACAGACGTAGTCAAATAACTGATTGGAAGCAAGATTTAAGTTTTGTAACCAATCAAGGATTTGCAATAAAAGAAGAATAAAAAATATATATTAAATATTAAAGAATGCCATATTATTTAAAAGTGATAATATGGCATTCTTTAATTCTTTATTAGGAGGGATAAATCTTGAATAATACAGCTAAAAGAATAAAGAAATATAAAGAACTTAAAGCAGATATAGTTGATATAGATATAAAGATACAGGAAATTGAAGAAGAAATACTAGGAGTATCTGCTCAACCTCAAGAAGAAAGAACAGGAAAGACATATAAGATAATTTCTAGTGTAGAGCAACAAGCAGAGAAGCATCTTAAAGAAAAGGATAAGCTGATACAAGCTAAGAATAGAAAGCTTAGAGAAATTGCACGAATAGATAATGCATTAACTATATTAAAAGAAGAAGAAAGAGATATATTACAAACAGCATTAATAGATCAAAAGAAATATAGTTTATTAGAAATAAAATATAATAGAACTTACTCCAGGATAAAACAAATAGAGGGTGAGGCAATTAAAAAAATGGAGAAGTATCTAGCGTAGTAAGAATTTAGAGAATATATAAGAAAACTATAGAAAAATTATAGAATTGCTTGAAGTAATCTAAAATTAAAAGGTTTATTATATAAACTAGGAAGTTTGTTTAAACGACCTCTCATTAATTCTCAATACCCTTTTTAAAAAGACACTTGTAGAAATATAGGTGTCTTTTATTGTATAATTATGTAAATAGTAATAAAAATATATAGGGGGAGAGGATAAAATGAATAAAATATTATATTTTCCGTATATATCTATACCTAATACAGAGTGGTTAAGTAGAGCTATATTATATTGGGATGAAGTTGCTTCTATTGTGCCAATGGATTATATAGGGAATCCGGAATTACTAGATGAAAACATGCGTAAATTAGTAGAATATGAGTTGGTAAAGCAAGTTATTCCGACTAATTATGTGTATAATATAAGGAATTTTGTAGAGGACTTTGAGAAAATAATAGATAGACATGTACGATATATAAGAAATAATAGAAATAATAGATTTCATAGAGAAATAAAATATGTGAAGATCCATGTTGAAAAAATGGGGGATATTGAAAGGAAATTAAGCGAATATGGACTATGCATAAAAGATAGTTACCCTTGGTTCTGGGTAGAAGAGGGTATAGCATATAAGTTTATGAATTATTTAGCTAAAAGGATTAGTCAAGTAGAAGGGTATACTCCGTGTACAGATAAGTTGAAGGATTTAGAGAAACTACAATTAAGTCATAGTTTTTCAGCAAGAAATAAATATAGAAAAATTATATTGGATGAAATATTACCAGCACCCGTTGGAGAAGTTAATCCAATAGAAATAAAACGATTTAAAGAAAAACATAATGATCAATTAAGAAAGTTTAGAGGTGGTATAGAACAGTTTATAATTAGTTTGTATGGATTACCTAAAGAAGTTATTAATGAAAGAATATATAGATTTAAAAAAGAGTCACTAGAAGAAATTAATGAATTATCTAATAAAATGAATGAAAATAATTTAGGAAACATAAATCTTTCCAATATGTGTTCAGTTTTAGCTTCTGGTATAGCTCTTATGAATAGAGACTATATATCAGGGGGATTAGGATTAGCAGCGTCAGTAGGTTCTCTTTTTAATACACAGAATAATCAAATAGATCTAAATCATCTTGCATATGCAATTTACTATAAAAATAGGATAAGACAGTTTACAAAGTGATTTTATGTTAATTAGTATGAGATGTAGTAAAAATAAACAATATATCATTATGATAACTAACCCTGATGAAAATGTAGTCTAATAGTAGAACAGTAGAATGTTAATCTACATATGGAAGTTCAATTCTTCCTATCCCCTCCAGGATCTCATAAATTCTCAATACCCCTTTTTCAGAAAGACACTTATAGAAATATAGGTGTCTTTTATTGTATAATTATGGTAGGAGGATTGGTATGGATATAAAAATGAAAAAAACATTTAGGACTATTTTAATATTATTAATAATATGCTGTACATTGGCGATTGCATTATTTAATTATGTTCAAATAAAATTGAATTGGGAAATAGATGCATGGTTAGGTTTTACCGGTAACATAATTGGAGCGGTTATAGGTGGAATAGTGACAGCTTTTGCACTATATAAAACAATATCTGATGACGATCAAAAATTTAAAAAGCAAAGAGACGATAATATCCAAATAAACAGGATTGAATTAAAAAAGGATATTATCAAGAGTAACATAGAGGATTTAAAGGAGTTCATACATAATTGTAACTTCATAATGTCTGATTTAGGTAGAGTTTATGAAAATGTTGAAAAATATGCAAATACAAAAAGTGCATATGAAAGGTATATTATTAGTAAAGAAATTGCAAAAATTATAGTTGGCAACGATGATAAATTCGTAGAAGTTTGTTGGTGTAATAAAGAATATTTAATACACAACTCATACACAAAGTTTAACACAATAAAAGAGGATTGTATCAAATTAAGAGATATCTCTTATGGAGGGACAAAAGCTGATTTAGCAGATAAATACTCATATTCTGAATGTGAAGAAATAATAAAAAATCTAATGGATAATAGACGATTATTGATAAATGAACTGGGAAAAATGAGAGAAGATACACAAAAAGAATTGTTAGATAAATACAGGCAACTAAATGAATTAAAAATGGAGATAGAGGAGTTCTTAAAATGAGGTTCTTTTTTATGCCTATAGGAGCCAGTAGAGAAAAAAATATAATGAAAAGGGTGTGAGTACCCCCTTCATCCAATATATTGTGTATTGTCACTCTACTGGTTTAATTTAATGTAATAAAAAGGAATTTATATCTTTTTGTAGAATTGATATATTTTATAAGAGGAGGAATAATAATGGAAGAAAAATCATATAAAAAGGAAATGAAAAAATTATTAAAAAACACACATAAAAAGAAGTTTGAAAATAAAATTTTAATGATAGTAGAAGATTATTATAAAAGGAGCGAAGAAGATAGGATTTTACTAGAAAAAAGATTAAAAGATTTTATAATAGACATAGATAAATTAGCTTTTTTATCTTTAGTGGTTTTTACAATATCTCCTCTAGTAAAAGCAATATTTAATGATAATAGGGTTTGGACTATATTAGTTTATGTGGTGTTATATTTTGGATTAGCGATAATTATAACTACTTTTGTAAAGAAATATAGATTTTATAGTTTATATCTTGATACGATAAATGATATAAGAGAGGAGAAAATAATAGTATCGAAAAAATTGGTTGAAAAAATAGAACTACAATACAATAGCAAAGTTAAATAGAAAATATATAATAAGTTGAATAGTTTAAGAAGCCTCCAATAAAAGGAGGCTTTTGTTGTATATAATAAAAAGGAGGTGGCATTAATGGCCAAGCTAACAGAAAAGCAAAAGAGATTTGTAGAAGAATATCTTATAGACCTTAATGCTACACAAGCAGCAATAAGGGCAGGATATAGTCCTAATACAGCAAAGGATATAGGATGTGAAAACTTAGCAAAACCCAACATTCGTGCGTGTATAGATAAAGAAATAGCAGAAAGATCTAAGCGTACAGGAATAAACCAAGATAGAGTAATAAGAGAATTAGCAAGACTAGCCTTTGTTAATGCTAATGATGTAATAGATATGGAAGAAGCAACATTGAAAGATGGAGCTACAGAAGATGATACAGCAGCTATTGCATCAGTAAAAGTAAAGACTATTCCAACTAAAGAAGGAGAAGGGATAGAAAGAGAGATAAAGCTAACAGATAAGTTAAAGGCCTTGGAGTTATTAGGAAAACATTTAGGTATGTTTAAGGATAAATTAGAAATACAAGGTTCAGTACCAGTTCAGATAGTTGATGATATAGAATGATTAAAATAAAGTTAAAGTGCATAATAGCTTCAAGCTTCTATCAACCTCATAAAGATATAAAGCAAGGACTTCACACTCACTACTGGTTTAAAGGTGGTAGAGGTAGTACGAAGTCCTCTTTTATTTCCATAGAAATTGTATTAGGTATGATGCGAGATGCACAAGAAGGAATTATGTCTAATGCATTGATACTTAGAAGAGTTAAAGATACTCTATCAGAATCAGTAAGAGACCAGATTAAATGGGCGATAGATACCTTAGGCGCGAGTGATGATTGGCATGTTCCAGAAGCTAAACTAACAATAACTTATAAGCCTACAGGACAAGTAATAAGGTTTAAAGGTGCTGATAATCCTAAGAAAGTTAAATCTACAAAAGTACCTAAAGGATATATCAAATATATTTGGTATGAGGAAGTAGATGAATTTGAAGGAAAGCATAAAATAGATACAATTAATCAATCTCTTATGAGAGGAGGCCCTAAGTTCTTTGTATTCTACTCATTTAACCCACCAGAAAGTCAAAGGAATTGGTGTAACCAGGAAGTATTAGAAACTAGAAAAGATAAATATGTACATCATAGTGACTATCGAACAGTACCTAAAGAATGGCTAGGAGAGCAGTTTATTATAGAAGCTGAACATATGAAGAAGGTCAATCCTACCAAATATGAACATGATTACTTAGGAGCTGTAACTGGTACTGGGGGAGAAGTATTTAGGAACTTAACTATAAGAGAAATTACAGATGAAGAAATAAAAATATTTGATAGATTAAAGAATGGATTAGATTTTGGTTATGCAGCTGATCCATTAGCTTACTTATTAATGAACTATGATAAGACTAGAAAGAGATTGTATATCTTTGGTGAAGTATATAAGGTTCAATTAAGTAATAGTAAAGCAGTTGAAGAAATAAAGAAGCTTAATCCATTAAATAAACGGGTTACTGCAGATAGTGCAGAGCCTAGAACAATAAATGAATTTAAGAAGTTAGGATTAAATATAATAGGAGCGAAGAAAGGACCAGATTCAGTAGAACATGGTCTTAAATTTTTGTCTGAGGAAATAGAGGAAATAATAATAGATCCAGTAAGATGTCCTAATGCAAAGAGGGAATTTGTAGGATATGAAATAGAGAAGGATAAGGAAGGAAATCTAAAAGGAGAGTACCCAGATAAAGATAATCATACAATAGATGCTTGTAGATATGGTATGGAGGATGAAATGATAGCAAGAGGAATGAGTATTTTAAAGTAAACATGGAGGTGTGAAATGGACATTAATAAGATAAAGCTTATTATAAGAAATGACCAACAAAGAAGAAAAACAGTATTAGAACATAAGAAATACTATGAGTATGATAATGATATTAAAGCTACAGGCATTGTACCAGTTGATAATTATAAAGATCCATTGAGGCAAGCAGATAATAGAATAGCTCATAACTTTCATGAATTACTAGTTAATGAAAAAGCAGCATATATGTTTACTTATCCAGTTTTATTTGATATTGATGATAATAAAAGTGAACTGAATGATGAGGTATTAAAAGTATTGGGAGATGATTTTGAAAGCATAAGTAAAAATCTTTGTATTGAAGCTTCAAATGCTGGAATCTCATGGTTACATTATTGGTATGGGGTAGATGATGATGGTAAGAAGGATAGCTTTGAATATGAAATGGTAGAAACAGAAGAAATAATACCTGTGTATTCAAATACTTTAAAGAAAGAGCTGGTGTCACTATTTAGATATTATCCCAGTGTTGAAGAACAGGAGAATGGTCAGTATAAAAACTTTGTATACTTTGAATATTGGACTAAAGATAGATTTGAAAAATATAAATTTGAAGGATATATAGATGGTGCTGATATAAGATACATACCAAATGCTTATGAGGAAGTAAAACATGCTATAGGAAATATACCATTTATAGAGTTTTGTAATAATAAGAGTAGAAGAAGTGACCTAAGTAAGTATAAAGATTTAATTGACTTGTATGATAAAGTTATGAGTGGATTTGCTAATGATTTAGAGGATATACAACAGATAATATATATACTAGAGAATTATGGTGGAACTAATTTAAAAGAGTTTTTAGGGGACTTAAAAAGATATAAAGCTATAAAGACAGAAAATAACGGAGTAGGTTCAAGTGGTGGAGTTAAAACACTGCAAATTGAAATTCCAGTTGAAGCTAGAAAGGTAATATTAGAAATACTTAAAAAACAAATATACGAAAGTGGCCAAGGGTTACAACAGGATATCGAAAGTTTCGGTAATGCTTCTGGTGTAGCTCTTAAATTTTTCTATAGGAAATTAGAATTGAAATCAGGACTTACAGAAACTGAATTTAGAAAAGGCTTTAATAAGCTAGTAAGAGCAATTCTTAATTACTTAGATAAAGATGAAAGCTTAAAAATACAACAAACATATACCAGGAACATGATTTCAAATGATTTAGAAAATGCACAAATAGCACAGGCTAGTGCTGGTATTATACCACAGAAGTATATACTTAGAAATCATCCTTGGATAGATGATCCTGAAGAAGCTGAGGAAGAGATGAAGAAGGAAGAGAATGAAGTGGATCCATACTCAGATTTAGAAAATAAGGATGAGGATAACAATGAATAACTATTGGAAAGAGAGAGAAGCAGAGAAACTTAAGCTTGAAGATATTTATTTAGAAGAGCAGATTAAAAAAATGAGTTCTCTCATTAATAAAGTTATTAGTGATATTGATACTGAAATAGCTAAGCTATATTTAAAGTATAGTAAGGATAATGGTATATCTTATCAGGATGCACTTATATATTTAAAGGATGATGAAAGAAAAGAGTTTCAAAAGGACTTAAAGTACTATATTGACACTTGCAGAAATGAAGAGAAGCTTGATAAATATAGACAAGAGTTGCAGGCATTATCAACTAGAGCTAGGGTTAAAAGGCTTGAAGTGTTAAAGGCAAAAATAAGAATGGGTGCAACAGATATTGAGTGTTTCTTGAAAAATGATAATGTAAATGTACTAAAAGATATTTATAATGAAAGTTATCTTCATAGTATGTTTAGTATGGAAGGTGCCAAAGGTATAGAGGTAAAGTTTAATGAGCCTAATCTGAATAATGTGAAAAAGTTATTAGAGCATCCTTGGAGTGGTAAAAACTATAGTAGTAAGATATGGGATACTACAGGTAATTTTGTTAATAAAATGGACTCTATAGTTACTACTGGATTAATTCAAGGGAAGTCATACAAGGATATTTCTAGGGAACTAGAGAGAGCTAAGATTGGTAAAAATGGTAATGGTGGACTTAGATATCAATGTGAAAGATTAATAAGAACAGAAGCTGCCTTTATAACAGATCAGGCAACCAAAGATAGTTATGAAAAATATGGAGTAGAAGAATATGAGTATTCAGCTACTTTAGATTTAAGGACTAGTGAAATATGTTCAGAGCTAGATAATAAAGTATTTAAAGTTAGTGAAGCCATTACAGGGGTAAATTATCCACCTATGCATGTAAATTGTAGAAGTACTACAGTGCCAGTTGTAAGGTGGGAAGGTGAAGAAACAGAGGATGATGTAAGAATTTATAGAGATCCTATAACAGGTAAAAATAATTATGCAAAAGTAAAGGATTATGCTGAATGGAAGGACATGCAGTATGAGAAGTATGGCGAATCAAAAGTAACTGTAGAACAAAAGAAAATCAGGAATAAAGCAAGTGATAAGATACAATTTGAAAAATATAAAGAGGTATTAGGAAGAACAGCTTTTCCATATAAGTTTAATGAGTTTCAGAATATAAAGTATAATGATAAAAAGAAATGGGATGAAATTAAAGAATTATTAAACGATAAAGCTGACATAAAAGGATTTATTAAAGGAATATTTAATAAACAAGATTCTCCCAAGGTTATATTATTTAAAGAACTGCCAAAAGAAGACTATAATAGTCTTATGAAGATTGTTAATAATGCACCCGATAAAGTAAGAGAAGTATTTCTTAATAGCATAGAGGAGATTAAGTTCTCAGATATAAATTATACCAAGGGAGCACATTATAATCCTGGGGAGAATGTAATTAAATTAAATTTAAATGATGATAGATTAAATAAAAAAGGAAAAGGACAATACACAACTCTATTTCATGAAGTAGGACATTTAATTGATAAAAAATTAGGTAGAGTATCAACTAACTTAAAGTTATCAAAAGGATTTAAGAGTGCTATAATTGAAGATGTAAGAAGTTTTATAAAATCAACTAAGGATAAATATTCATTTAATTCAGATGAAGAGGTTAGAATGTTTATAAATAAGAATTTATCAGATAATAATAAGCTCCATTCAATATCTGATATATTTGGAGGAGCTACAAATAATAATATTCGTGGTAAGTTCGGTCATAAGTCTGATTATTGGAAAAAGAAAGGTGCTTTAGAGAGAGAAACATTTGCACATTTCTTTGAAGCAACAATAAGAAATGATGAATTTAAGTTATTAAATATAAAAAATACTTTTAAAAGGTCTTATGAAATATTTATAGAAATGTTAGGAGATGATTAACATGGATAAGTTATTTAATTGGGGCCCAGATACAAGAACAGAACATCAAAAAAAGATTGACAAGGAATTATTGGATTTGATGGCCCAGTATGAAGAAGTTTTTAAAGAAGACTTTGATACTGAATCAACGAATTTTGATGATGAACAATTAATAAAAGATTTAAAACGTTGTTTAAAAGAGAATATAACTATGGATAAGATTTATCCTTGGTTAAATGAATATGATGAGGATTGTGACTATTAGTAAAAAGTAGGTGAGTGAATTGGATAATTTTAAAGTGATTTATAAATTATTAAGGATATTAGAAAAAGCTATGGATGAAGAAGATTTTGACAAGGCTGAAATCAGTAATGAGGCTCTTGGAATTTCTCAAGCAAGATGGGAAATGATTATTACAATGCTGGTTAAAGAAGGATATATTGAAGGTGTTACGATAACTAATGTTATGGGAAAAGCTAGACCAGGAATAAAAATAAAAGATATAAGAATAACTTTAAAAGGATTAGAATATTTAGAAGAAAATTCACTCATGAAAAAGGCAGCTAATTTAATAAAAGGGATATCAGATATTATTCCATAAGCACTTACTTTTATAAAGAGTAGGTGTTTTATTTGTGATCTTTTTATAATATTAGAGGATTTTATATATTTGTATAGAATTATTTTATTTAGAACAAATATATATAAGAGGAATAAACATGAAATACAAAAGATTCATAAAAAATATATTTAGGAAAGATACGATTAAACATACTAATGAATTAAATGGTAAGATAATAGAGTTGAATATGTTATCAAAAGATAAATTAGAAGTAAAGAAATATGAATATATGTATTTATCAAAATATTATAAAAGCAAAGCAAATCAGTATAAAAATTTTAGTATTATTATTACTATATTATTAAGTTTAATTACTATATTATCACCATTTATGCTTCAGTTTTACACAAGTTCTGTAAATATTGCAGATAATGCTTTAAAATATAAGATAGAAATTATATCACAAAAAGATATAAGCCCTGAAGAAAAGGTTGAAGAGATGAATGAGAGCGTTAAAATGATATATGCTGAAGATAATAACATAATAGACATAACTAGCAAAGTATTTAGCAATATTATTAATTATATATTTGGGATGATATTTTTATGTTTGTTAATTGCACTAGTTTTTTCTTATTTATATGGTAGAAATCATGATAAGTCAGAACGCTACAATATTTTAGTAAACTATATTAGCAATAAAAAAATTAAATAGAAGAGATATCTTTAAAAGTCTTAGGAAACTAAGGCTTTTTATTTTGCCCTTTTTAAAAGTTTGCAGGGCATAAAGAACAAAGTAATTCTACATTACCTGGAGAGCAGGTATAAAAATCTATTAGAAAATATTAAGGAGGATTTAACTATGGAATGGTTAAAAGCAATTTTAGAAAAAGTAGAAATTAAGGATGGAAAATTAGATGTTGAAGCATTGATGTCGGCTATAAATGTTGAAGCACCTAAAAATGTTATGCCAAAAGCAGAGTATAACAATATTAGCAAACAATTAAAAGAGGCTAATGACACTATTAAGGACTTAAAGAAAGATAATGCAGATAATGAAGGGTTACAAACAAAAATTAAAGAACATGAAGACACTATTAAAAATTTAGAGAAAACTCACAAGAAAGAAATAGCTGATATGAAGAAAGATGCAGCTATAAATCAAGCTTTAGTAAAGGCTAAGGCTAAGTATCCAGAGGTTGTTGCAAAATTACTTGATAAGGACAAGGTAGTAATCAATGAAGATGGTACTATCATTGGATTAGATGAGCAGTTAAAAGCTACTAAAGAGAATTATAAGGATATGTTTGAAGCAAATGATGATTCGGGTATATATAAATATAATCCACAAGGTGGATCAAAGGCACCAAGTACAGGAGCAACAAGCTTTATAGATATTATTAATGAAAATCAAGTTAAGAGATAGAAAGGATGATGTAAAATGACAATATTAAAAGATCAGTTAGAAGGTTTCGTTCCAGTAGAACAAGCAAAGGAGATTATGAAGGATATAGCTAGAGGTAGTTCGATTTTAAGATTATCAAAAGTTGAACAAATGACTAGTGAAACTAAGAAGTTCCCAGTTATGACAGAAGGACCAGGAGCTTACTGGGTAGGTGAAGCAGAAAGAATAAAGACTAGTGAAGCTAAGTGGATTTTCCCAGAGATTAAAGCAAAAAAAATAGCTGTTATTATTCCAGTTACTAAAGAAAAGTTAAATGATACAACAATAGCAGTGTTTGAAGAATTAAAGCCAGCTATAGCTGAAGCTTTTTATACTGCAATAGATGCAGCGTGCTTATTTGGTACAAATTCTCCATTTGAAAAGAATATAGTTAAGTCTGCAACTGATGCAGAAAATACTATAGTAGATGGAACTGTAAGTTTAGATATTGATGTATCTGATGTTATGGCATTAATTGAAGATTCAGGATTTGATGTTAATGGATTTACAGCACATTATGGAATAAAAAATAGATTAAGAAAGTTAAGAGATGGTAATGGAAATCAACTATTTGTTAATGGTGTAGATCAAAAAGAATTTTATAATAATCCAATAGAATTTTCTCGTAATGGAGCATGGGATAAGACTAAGGCCGAGCTAATTGCAGCTGACTGGAGTAAGTCTATTGTTGGAATAAGAGAAGGATTAGAATATGAAATTTTAAAAGAAGCAACATTACAAGGTACTGTAGGGGCAGATGATAAACCAATATCTTTAGCAGAACAAGACATGATTGCAATTAAAGCTACAATGAGATTAGGATTCTTACCAATTAAGGATGATGCATTTGCGATATTAAAGCCTAAGTCAGTAGACTAGAAAAGGGGGAATATTTTAATGAGCAAGTATTATAAAGGTGAGAATGAAATAGAAGCAACAGAAAAGGCTTTTAATGTTATTTATAAGCCACAAGGATATATTACTCAAGAAGAGCACGAAAAGCGTGTTAGAGAGGCAGAAAAGCAAGCAGAAATAAAAAGTATTTCTAAGATGAATAAAGAAGAACTTCAAAAGCTTGCTTTGAAACTTTCTGTAGGAACAGAAGAAGAAATCGGTGGAATGAATGTAGAACAGCTTAAGCTTGCTATTAAAGCTAAGAAAGAAGAGGTATAGTCATTTTGATTTAAGGGGTGATAGCGTGGATATAGTAGAGTTTGTGAAAACTGAATTGGAGATAAAAAACATTCAATGCTCAGATAAAGTTATTAATTTATATATAAAAAAATCAAAAGCCTATATAGAAAGATATTGCAACATTGAAGAGATACCCAATGAATTAGAATATATAATTGCAGAAATGGTTGTTAAACTTATAGAAAATAAGTATGAAGCTACTGTAGGCAATAAAGAGATTAAAAGCAAAACCATGGGGGAGACTTCTATAACTTATAATACTGTTTCTAGGAAAGAATACACTTATGAAGAAATACTAAGTCAATTTTCAAGCGAGCTTAATAATTATAGGTGCTTAAAATGGTAGACATATGGAGTGACTTTTATGATGATACCTTCAGTACTATTGGTTTGATTCCTAAAGAGAATGATGATGGATCAACTAGTATGATAGATGGTGAAATATTAAGTAATATACCTTGTAGAATTTCTTACAAAAATGATGATAAGAATGATGGTAAGAGTGTAGATGGAAATTTTAAAAGTGTTGTTACTAAAATATTCACTAGTCTTGAATGTAAGATATCTAAAGGGGATAAGGTTAAAGCTAATAAAATTATAAATGGTATAGTTATGTGTACTTATGAAGGGATAGCGAGTCAACCTATTTATTACCCAGATCATCAAGAGTTTATTTTAGAAGATACTGAAGGAGCATAGTATGAGTTTTGATTATAAAGAGTTTGAAAAGTTTGTAGATACTTATAAAAAGGCAGCTATTGAATTTGATAAGTTTTTAAATAAGTTTTTAATTAAATGTGCACTAGATGCTTTAGGAAAAACCAAGAAAAGGACTCCAGTTGATACAGGAGGATTAAAGAGAAATTGGTTTATAACACGTGTTATGAAAAAAGGTGATGAATTAGTTGTATGGTTATATAATAGCCAAGACTATGCTTCATTTGTTGAATATGGCCATACAGATAGAAGTCGTAAAAATTGGGTTGAAGGTTACTTTATGGCTACTATTTCTATAGAAGAGGTACAGCGTAAAATTCCACAAAGATTTGAAAGAGAATTTGAGAAGTTTATGTTGAGTTTGGAGGTATAAAATGACTATATCTGAAATGATAAGTGCTATTACTAGAAAAATAAAAGATAAATATCCAGAGGTAACAGTTTATAAAGATAAGGTAAAGCAAGGTTTTAAAACGCCTTGCTTTTTTGTTACTTGTTTAAATGCAGAACAAAATAAAGTGGGAAGAGATAAATACGATAGAGAGTATTTATTTAACGTAAGATTCCATATGAAAGAACCTGATAGGGTGGAGTTACTTGTCAAAGGTGAAGAGCTCCAAGAACTATTGCAAGAGGTAAGAAAAGATAAAGAGTTGCTTAGAGGTAAGGAATTAAAATATGAAATTGTAGATGATATTTTACAATTCTTTGCAAGCTATAAACAAGGGTTTGTAAAAGTAGAAGATAGAGGCCCTTTAATGGAAAGTTTAGATATAAGAGAAGGAGTGAATTAAATGGCTGGAGGAATATTTGCAAGTACAAATAAAGTAAGACCAGGAGCATATATAAATTTTAAGAGTGTACCTAAGCCAATGAGTAGCGTTGGAAATAGGGGAATAGCTACAATGCCAGTAGTACTAGGTTGGCGTGGTAATGATGAAATTATCCCAGTATATAGTACTGATTTAAGTGATGGTAAGTGCTTAGATAAGATAGGTTATTATGGCTATGAAAATGAAATACAGCCTATCAGAGAAGCGTTAAAGAATTGTTATTTAGTTTTATTATATAAGATTAATAGCAAAGGTAGTAAGGCGAATGCAACCTTAGGTAATTTAGTAGCAACAGCTAAATATGATGGTGTTATTGGAAATAACTTAAGTGTGGTAATAAAGGAAGTTGAAGAGGACTTTGAAGTTATAACTTATCTATATGGAAAAGAAAAAGATAGACAGATAGGTAAGACAGTTGGAGATATAGAAAATAATGATTGGATAGACTTTACTGGGGAAGGTGCTTTAGCTGCTAATGCAGGAGCTCTATTAGAAGGTGGTGCGAATGGAAGCATAGAAGAAGGAAGTTATAGTAAGTATTTAGAGCTAGTAAAGAGCAAAGTTTGGAATACTATGGGTGTGCCGACTGCAAGTGAAACAAGAATAAAGCAATCTGTAGTTACTTTTATAAAAGAACTTAGAGAGCAAAAAGGAAAGAAAGTACAAGCAGTTTTAAAGGACTTTGCACAAGCAGATTATGAAGGAATTATATCAGTTGATCAAGGTTACAAAACTTCTGATGAGGAGATAACACCAGAAAGTTTTGTTGCTTATGTAGCCGGATTAACAGCAGGTGCTGATATAAACAAATCAAATACCTATAGTGTAATAAATGGAGCAGTACAAATAATTAATCCTAAGACTGATGATGAGCTTGAACAAGCTTTAATTGCTGGGAAGATGGTACTTTCTTATAGGCAAGATGAAAGTGTAGTTATAGAAAGTGATATAAACACATTTACAAGTGTTAATGCCAATAAAGGTAAAGAGTTTAAAAAGAATAGAGTTATAAGAACATTGGATGATATAAATAACTCTATAAAGAGTACTTTTGAAAATAAGTATATAGGAAAAGTGGATAATAACGCTTCAGGGAGAAATATATTCAAAGCTGACATTCTAAGCTATTTAAAAGAATTGAATAGAATGGGTGCTATTAGAGAGGTAGATCCTGAAGATATTGTTATAAGTGAAGGTAATGACATAGATAGTGTTGTAGTTGATTTAGGAGTACAACCAGTAGATGCTATGGAAAAGCTATATATGACAGTAATAGTTGGATAGGAGGTAATTTTAAATGGAAGGATATTTAAAAGCTGGAGATACGATAAGTGGACAAGAGGGGAAAGCACAAATAAATATAAATGGTGAAATCCATGATTTATTTATGGTAAAAAGTGTGGAAGCTACAGTTGAAAAGAATAAAGCTGAAGTAAAAACAATAGGTCACAGAGGTACACAAAATAAGACAGTAGGATGGAGTGGTACAGGTTCTATGACATTGCACTATGCTACATCTTTATTTAGAAACTTAATAGTTCAATATATAAAGACTGGTAAAGACTTTTTCTTTGATATGATTGTTACTAATGAAGACCCTTCTAGTGAATTGGGAAAACAAACAACAGCATTATACAACTGTAATATAGATAGTGTTGTATTAGCTAAGTTGGATGTTGATAGTGATGCATTAGATGAAGATTTAGACTTTACTTTTGATGATGTAGATATTTTAGATCAATTTAAGAAACCAAGTTATATTAAGTAGGAGGAATCAGGTATGTCAAAATTAATGAACTTTTTAATAGAAAACTCAGTTGAAGAATTAACAGAAGAGGTGCCAGTAGGTGAAAGATTTAAAGATAATGAAGGGAATTTGCTTAAGTTCAAAATAAAAGCAGTGCCTTCGGATGAATTTGCTACGTTGCAAAAACAATGTACTGTAACTAGAAAGAAAGGCAAAGTTGAATTTGATAGCAAAAAGTTTAATGAACAAATTGCTATTAACTACACAATAGATCCTAACTTTAGGGATGCTGAAGCTATAAAGAAATTAGGCGTACTTACACCTGAACAATTCTTAAATAAAACATTATTGGCTGGTGAATTAACAGCATTAGTTGAAGCAATAAGTAAATTAAGTGGATTTGACCAAGATATAGATGAGCTTAGAGAAGAAGCAAAAAACTAATAAAGGAAGGTGACGGTGAAACTATGTATGCTTATTATTGCTTGCATAAGTTTCACTGGGAGCCTAGCAAGTTTGTCAACCTTCCTTTAAAGGAAAAGGTGTTTATTATGGCTTGTATAGATGAAAGACTTGCTGAAGAAAAGAAGCAACAAGCTAAACTTAAAGCTAAGAGGAGGAGATAAAAGTGGCAACAATAAAGAATGCAATAACTATGCAAGATAGAATGTCTCCTGTCTTAAATAAAATGTTTAAAGCAATGCAAAGTAATCTTGAACTTATGAAGCAAATGGATAAAGCATCTAATAAAGGAATAACAGGTAAAGCCTTTAAACAAGCTAAGAAAGATATTGATTCGGCTAATAATGCATTAATAAAGATGCAAAATAATTTAATAAAATCAAAGCAAGAAACTGAGGGGTTAGGGAACTCATTTAAAGGGTTAAATAGTAGTGGACTAGGACTGTTAAATATTAATGCAGCTATAGGTATAGCTCAAACTATGAAGAATATAGCTCAAAGTGCAACAAACTATTTAGATACTATGACTTTAACTAAAGCTAGGCTAGATATGATTAATGATGGTACTCAAACAACGCTTGCATTACAAGATAAAATTATGGCATCAGCAGATAGAGCAAGGATGTCTTATAAGGCCATGGGTGATAATGTAGCAAGACTTAATATGCTTGCTAAGGATCAATTCAAAAGTAATGATGAGGCTATAGCTTTTGTAGAAACACTTAATAAAATGTTTGTAGTATCAGGAGCTTCAGCTGAGGAATCAACTTCAGCAATGTATCAATTAAGCCAAGCAATGGCTGCTGGAAAGCTTCAGGGTGATGAGTTTAGATCCATAATGGAGAATGCTCCAATGTTAGCTGATGCAATAGCAAAGCAGGTAGGAAAGAGCAAAGGTGAATTGAAGGAACTATCTTCGGAAGGATTAATAACTGCAGATATTATAAAAAATGCAATGTTCAATTATGCTGATGAAGTAGAAGAGAAATTCAGTAAAATGCCTATGACTTTCGGACAAAAGATGCAGCAAGTATCTAATAAGATGATGAAAAAATTAGAACCTGTTTCTAATAAGTTTTCTGAATGGCTAAACAGTGATAAAGGAAGTAGATTTTTTGATGGATTAATAGATGGGGTGACTGTACTGGCTAATGTTGCAATGGTAGCTTTAGAAGGCATATCAAGTGGAATTGGATGGGTTCAAGATAATATACAATATTTATTACCATTCATAGTAGCATTAGGAGTAACAATGGTTGGTTCGGCAGCAATATCAGCTGCAGCTTGGACTGTTGCTAACTTTCCTTTACTAGTGTTAGTAGGGACAATAGGATTAATAATTGGAATATTATTTGAACTTGGTATTACATTTCAGCAAATATTTAGTGGTATTATGTCAGTTTTAGAAGCGGTATTTCCATTACTAATGGCAATAGGAACAGTTGCATTAGTGCTATTAATTCAGAAAGTTTGGGAATTAGTATTAGGAACTTTAGCATGGGCAGCAGCGAACGCCTTGGTACATTGGCAACTTATATTAATAGTAGGAATAATAGCACTATTTATATACATTTTAATGCAACTTGGGGTAACATTTGACCAAGTAGTTGGGTTCATTGTTGGATTACTTTATGGATTGGCTGCAACTTGTTATAATATTACAGCATTTATGACTAATCCATTTATCATTTTTGCTAATTTTTTAAGAAATTTATTTATAGATCCAATAGGTGCAATAAAAATGTTGTTTTTAGATATGGCGGAATTCGTTATTGACCAAATTTTATGGGTAGCTAAAGGATTAGAAGATTTAATTAATATGATTCCATTTGTTGAAGTGAATATGACGTCAGGGTTAGAAAATTTATCTAGTATGATAAAAACTGCAAAGGAAAAAGTGAAGGATGAGACTGGGGTTAAAGAAGCTAATACAATGGAGACAATGGATGTAGGTGAGTTTGCTAAGAAGGGCTATGATAAAGGTGCAGGATTTGTTAATAACTTTGGAAGTGGATTAGGTGGCTTAAAAGATTTAATGAATATGGATAAGTATAAGCCATCAGGAATAACTATACCAGACGCTTCAAGCTTTGGAAATAATTCAATAGATAAGGTAGGGGAAGTAGGAAAGATAAAGGGTGATGTTAGTATAACTGATGAAGATATTAAGCTTTTAAAGGATATAGCAGCAACTAAGTTTATTAATAGTTATACAACATTAAGGCCAGATATGAAGGTTGAATTTAGTGGTCCTATAAATGAAACAGCAGATATAAATAAGTTAATGGAAGCTATAGAAGAAATGACAGAGGAAGCTGTAGCTAATGTTATTGTAGAGGAGGCAAGAGTAGGATGAGTATAGGTATATTTATGGAGTATGCAAATGAATTAATTCAGTTACCTGTTAATCCAGAAGAGCTAGAAGTTGTGAAAGAAGGAAACAATGACACAACTGAGGTTGTTAAACTTGGAGAAATAAGTATTCCTAAAGATACTAAATTGGCAACTATAGAGTTTGAAAGTTTCTTGCCTAAATATAACATTGGTTCATATATAAGAACAAAAAATAAATTTCAAGGTCCACAATTTTATATAGACTTTATAGAAAAAGTTAGAAGTGATAAAAAGCCAGTAAGATTTATAGTTAGTGATACTAATATAAATATGCTGGCTTTAATTGATAACTTTAAATATAGCTATAAAGCAGGTGATGAAGATATTTATTATAGCATCGGAATTACTGAATATAGAGATTATAAAGTTAAGACAGTAAATATATCTAACTATCAAAGTAATAGGCCTGTTATAAAGAAAGAAACTACTAAATCAAGACCAGCTTCAACTAATAAGGCAGTAACCCCAGGATGCAATGTAATTGTTAATGGAAGATTACACAGAGATAGTTATGGTGGAGGACCAGGAAAGACTCTGAGTAATTATAGAGGAAAAGTTAATTTTGTAAAGAATGGACGTTCACACCCATATCATGTCACAAGTCCTAGTGGTGGTTGGATGGGATGGGTTACTTCGTCCTCAGTGAAGGTGATTTAAATGAATATTGAAATGATAGTACAAAACACTGATGATGGAAAAGCTTATGATGTGTCTAATATAGTTTCAAATATTCAATATGATTCTTCAATGGAAGAAGATCCAGGAAAATTAACTTTTACTATTAATAATGTTGAAGGAGTTGACTATGTCAGTGAAGGAAGTCCAGTTTCTTTTAAGGTAGAAGGTAATAAAGTTTTTTGGGGATATATATTTAAAATTAGCAAAAGTAAAAGCTATGAAGTTAGTATAACGGCGTATGATCAATTAAGATACCTTAAAAATAAAGATACTTATGTAACTAGTGGATTAACCTGTGATGGTATATTTAGAAAGATATGTAGTGACTATGGAATAACAAGTAAAGTAGTTACTTCAAGTAATTATGTTTTACCATCTAGGGTAAGTGATAATAAAACTTTAGCCGAGATTATACAATATGCATTTGATAAAACCTTAGTTGATACAGGGGATTGGTTCATGATGAGAGATAATTTTGGAACATTAGAACACATAAATGTGTGGGAAAGTAGAACAAATTTAGTAATTGGCGATGAAAGTCTATTAAGTGATTATAACTATGAAAAGAGCATAGATGATGATACCTATAACCAGGTAAAGCTTGTTAAAGAAAATAAGAAAAGTAAGAAAAGAGAAATATATATAGTTAAAGATAGTTCTACAATTAATAAGTGGGGAATATTACAATACTTTGAAACTGTAGATGAGGATATGAATTCAGCACAAATAACTGAAAGAGCCAATATGCTACTAAAACATTATAATAAGCCTACAAAAACTCTTAAATTAGAATGTATTGGTGATTTAAGAGTAAAGGCTGGATGTGGAGTAGTTCTTATGATAAAGGATTTAGAAAGTGATGTTCCCTATAATAAGTACGTGATTGTAAGCAAAGTAACACATAAATTTGATAATAGTACTCATACAATGAGTTTAGAAGTTAAGGTGGTGTAATTTATGGCAGGAGAAAAACTAGCAAGAGCAATAAAGCAATGTGCATCACAGGCAATTCCTAAAACATCGTTAACTGATTTAATGTTTGGTACTGTAACTTCAATAGATCCTTTAAAAATTATGGTTGAGAACAGGTTTGAGGTGGATAGTAATTTTTTATTACTATCTCCTTTTTGTATAGAGAAGAAAGTAAAAATTAATATACCTAGTCATAATCATACTGCAAGTGCAAGCGAACACATTATACCCAAACATAAGCATTTTTTGGATGAATCAAATTCAGAAGAAACTCAAGAAAATTCAGAAGTAACTTTAAATCATAGCATTAAGCTTGTAGAAGCTAAGCCAAGCACTATTGAAGTTGTTATATGGGGAGGATTACAAGTTGGAGATAAGGTTAGTCTTTTAAGGGTAGCTGAAGGTCAAAAGTATTATGTATTAGATAGAGGAGGAAGTATATGACACCTTCTGTAAATATCAAGGTAAGTGAATTAGATGAAAAGATAGAACCTAACTTAACGTATAAGTTGGACTTAGAACAAAAGAGGATATACGGAAAAGTAGATGACCAAGAAGCGTGTAAGCAATCGGTTCTTAAGACGTTGTTAACGGAGAGATTTGAAAATGTAATATATAGTGAAAATTATGGAGTGGAGCTTAAGAGATTTATAGGAAAAGATTTAGATTTTATAAAATCAGATATTGAAAGAACAATCAAAGAGGCTTTATTAACAGATACTAGAATTACTCAAATAACTGATTTTAATATAGAGGAAATAAGCATTGATAGTATTCTTATAAGTTTTAAGGTTGTTACTAGCTATGGGTCACTCTTTATAAGTAGTGAGGTGAAAATATGATTGGTGATGAGATAGAAAAATACACATTTGAAAATTTAATTAAAGAAGCATTAGAGAAAGTTCCTGATAATGTTGATAAAAGAGAAGGATCTATAATATATGATGCCTTAGCACCTGCATGTTATCAACTTGCTGAAATGTATATGAACTTAAAGAATGTTGTATTAAATACTTTTGTGACTACAAGCTATGGTGAATATTTAGAGCAGAGAGTATTGGAGCAAGGATTAAGAAGGTATGAGGCTACTAAAGCTATTAAAAAAGGCATATTTACATTTGAAGATGATACTCCAGCAGTTTTACAGGTAGGTTCAAGATTTGCAACGATTATGAGTGAAGAAAACTTAATATATAAGGTTATAGGTCAATATTTGAATGAAGAAAAAGTACCAGTAAAAGGGGAGTACTTACTGGAATGTGAAACTTATGGAACTGTAGGAAATGGATATATCGGGGATTTGTTACCTATAACATATATAAATAATCTAAAGACTGCTAAAATAACAACTTTAATAACTCCTGCAAGAGATAAAGAAACAGATGAGGAGCTAAGGGATAGATATATACTTACAGTAAATCAAAAGCCTTTCGGTGGGAATGTCGCACAGTATGACCAAGAAATAAGGAATATTGAAGGAATAGGGGAAGTACAGATATATCCAACTTGGAATGGTGGAGGAACTGTTAAATGTTCAATTATAGATACAGAGTTTAACATAGTTGAAGATGAAGTTATAAATAGAGTTCAAAGCTTAATAGATCCTGTAGAAAACTCAGGGAAAGGTTTAGGTTTAGCACCTATTGGACATAAGGTTAAAATATGTACTCCAACAAAAGTAATTGTAAATATACAAGCAAAAATTCAAGTTTTAAATGGTTATACTATAGAACAATTAAAAGAAGAAATAAAACAAGCCATTGAGAAGTATCTTTTATCTCTTAGAAAGAACTGGGGCATTTCTGATGATGTAAATAGATATTCATTAACTATTTATAGATCACAGATAACAGCTAAGATTCTAGGAGTTATAGGGGTAGCCAATGTAAGTGAAATTAAAATAAATAATAATCTTGAAGATTTAGTTCTTTTAGAAAATTCAACAACTCAGCAGCTTCCTGTATTAGGAGAGGTGGTGCTTAGTTAATGGTAAATATTAAAGGTTATTTCCCTGAGATTTATGATGGAGTTTTAGAAATAGACGAATTAATAGCAAGTGAAAATAGCTTATTTGATGAACTAGAAAAAGAATTCAATAAAGTATTATTAAATCAATTTATAACTACTTGTGATGTAAGTACAATTGCAAAGTATGAGAATTTATTTAGTATAGTTCCAGATAGTAGTAAAGATATAGAATTTAGAAGAAGTAGAGTTTTAAATAGGTTGGCCATGAATAGCTCTTTTACATTAAGGTTTTTAGAAGAAAAGCTTAATGAGCTAATTGGTAAGGGGAAATATAAAATAGAAATTGATTATGATAAGTATTCAATGTATATAGAATCAGCAAGTTTGAACCAGGATTGGTTTAATGAAACTTATATAACTATAAATAAGATAAAACCAGCTAATATGGTATTTATTAATAGACCAAGAATAGATTATAAAGTTTTGGCTAATGAGGAAGTATCATATGGGCAAAGAGAATATAACTACAGGTTAGGTACAAGGTGGAAGTTAGGGGCTAAACCTTTCAAGTCAGTGGTTGAGAAAGGAGTAGTAAAGGTGCCAGAAGGAAAATCAATAACAGAGGAATTACTTAATGGTTTAAGAGGAGTAACTTTAGAGCGAATACATCACATTAGAATTAATGGATCATTAGATAAGGATGAATTTATAACTAAAGAAATACAAAATAAGAATTTAGTAATCAAATATGCAGTATTAAAAAGTGAGATAGAAGAAGGGATAACCAAAGTGGAAATCTTGGATTCTAATAATAAGGTGTTAACAACGATAAATGTATATATTCCAGTAATAGAGGATTTAGAAATAAAACATATTTTAAAAATAGAGGAAGGGGTGAATGATAATGCCAATTAGAACGGACTGGACTCTAGATGAAACAGTAATGCCAGAAGATATGAATGATATAGGAAAGGAATTAAACAGGTTAAAAGATGAAGATAAAAAGCTTGAAAATAAAAAGCTTGATAAGACTGGGGGAACTGTTACTGGCACAATAAATGCAACAAACCTTCAAGTGGGCGGGGCTAATGTTTACACAACAAGCAGAAAACCAACATCAAGTGATGTTGGGGCTTCTCCAGTAGGTCATAGCCATGATGATAGATATTTTACTGAAGCAGAAATGAATGAGAAGCTAAAGACAAAGGTAAATGTAGAATCGGGAAAAGGATTATCTACTAATGACTATACTACAGCTGAAAAGAATAAACTTTCAGGAATAGCAGCAGGAGCTAATGCATACGCTCATCCTTCAAGCCATCCAGCTACGATGATAACAGAAGATTCAACCCATAGATTCGTAACAGATGCCGAAAAGAGTAATTGGAATGGAAAAGCACCAAAAGATGTAGCAACAACTTCTGCAAATGGATTGATGGCAGCAGCTGATAAAGTTAAATTAAACGGAATAGCAAATAATGCTAATAATTATGTGCATCCTGATAATTCAAATACTAGACATGTGAGTGATTCTGAAAAAAACAAGTGGAACAGTAAAGCAGATGGAAATCACAATCATTTTAAATGTGGGATTATAGATAATAAAGATCTTAATGATTATGATGGTGAAGGGTTAGTTGGCCTTACGAATAATAATTGTACTAATCAGCCAACAGGAGGATATTTTTATATATTCAATATTAAATATAATAATTCTAGCAATAACCTTAAACAAATAGCGTATGGTTACAATCAAGGGCAAATGTATACTAGATATAGAAGTAGTGGTACTTGGTCAGGGTGGACTAGAATGTATTCATCTACTGACAAACCAACTCCAGCAGACATAGGGGCTTTAGGAGCAACAGCAAAAGCAGAAAGTGCTAAAACAGCAGATGCTGTAGCTTGGGATAATGTTACTGGAAGACCTAGTACATTTGCACCTTCTTCACACACTCACACAAAGTCACAGATTACTGATATGCCTACAGCATTAAAGAACCCTACAGCTGTTAAGGTTCAATTAAATGGTGGAACTACTGAAGGAACAAACCAATTTACCTATGATGGAAGTGCAGCTAAAACTATTAATGTTACACCAGCGAATATTGGGGCTTTAGCAAGTGGGGGAACAGCTGCAAATGCATTAAAACTTAATGGTGCAGTAGAGTCTGCATCAGGTACAGGTAATACTATTGCCAGAAGAGATAGTAATGGGGATTTAAGTGCTAGATTAATGAGATCAAGTTATGCTAATCAATCATCTATTGGTGGCGCCTTAGCCTTTAGAGAAAATAATGGATCAGATAATTTTATAAGATTTTGTAGTGATACAACAGCTATTAAGAAATGGTTAGGAGTATCTAGTGGAAGAATATTCACATATCATGGAAATGTTAAAACAGCGACAATAACTTTTGACAAAACAAAAATGGTTAATGGTGTTAGAGTTAGCTTTCTTACTAGCAATAAGCAAGGGACAGATTCTTGGCATTATGCTTTAAATGGTAAGTGGGTTGATGGTTGGACAAGTAACGGACCTACAAAGTTAAGTTTTGAAATAACTAAGTTAAATTCTGCAGGAACATTGTGGTTTGTTGAGGTATGGATAGCCAATAAGTATAGAGAAACCACTGGAGGTAGAAGGTATGACGGTTCGGGTGCTACTCATAGCGGGGAGCTTAATACAATAATGGCATACCTAGACCATGCTAGTAATGTATTAGAAAATTTAACTTCAATAGTAGAATATTTTTAGGAGGGATTTTATGAGATATGTATTAATCAATAAATTGACAAATAATATAGTTGAAAAGATTATATTCCCTGAGGGAGGATTTAAGCCTTCTCAAGAAATGTTTCCTAATTATTTAGAATTGGTAGTAGATGAAGGTGATGTTGTTGCTGATTATAATATGAGGTATGACGAAGAATCAAAATCCTTTGTTTCTGCTATTGAATCTGATAATGACAATCCAAAGGTTTCAAAAGAATTTTTAAATGTAAAAAAGGCTATTGCTGATTTATCAGAACAAGGAGATGCTGAATTGTTAAATATAAAAATAGCACTGGCTGAAATTGTTGAGGGAGGAATTTAGTATGATTGAAATTTATGCTGATTTAGTTGAAGCTGGAGAAAGAAGTTTAGATGGAGCAGATGGAATTAAAAAAGTACCTGATAGGTACTTAGATCAAGTTAAAGAAGAACTCAAAAAAAGAGGATATGATATTAATAATAAGTTAGAGCCGATTTAGATAGGTTCTTTTTTTATATAAAAATTTCTAAAGAAAAGAGGTAATAAAAAATGAAAAAATCACAAGTACCAACACCAATTTCTAGAATGGACTCATACTTGGCTTTTTTAAACAGAGAAAGTGTAGAGTTGCCAGAACCAATTAGCAGGAAGGAAGCGTACATGTATAATCTATGTATTGGTAATAATGTCGGAGTAGTTTGGCATAATGGAACAGCAATTACAGGTAATAGAGAAGAACCAACGGTTTATGAAACAGGAATAGAATTAGCCTTAATAAATGACAGATATATAAATACAGAAACAGGGAATGTATTCATATGTACAGAAGGTGGAAATGAGAGCACTGCTAAATGGAAATATGTACAGTCTCTTAAAGGACCAAAAGGTGAAAAAGGGGAGCCAGGTCAGAAGGGGGCAGATGCAGTAATAAATAAATTAAACAAAGTAGATCCATTGACAGCAGAATCTGCTACTACACAACAAATAGCAACTGCGTTTAATAATTTAATTGCAGATTTAAAAGCAAAGGGGTATATGAATGAAGCATAAATATTAAAATTATGCTTTTTTTATTACTAAACAAAAGAGAGGTGCTATATGAATGAAGAACTAGTTAAACATCAATTACAAGTCCACGAGAAAAGATTAAATGAACATAGTAAAGAAATTGATGAGTTAAAAGAAGGAAGAACAGCAAGTGATGTAAAGATGGATAATCTTTGTGAAAGACTTGAAGCTCAAACAAAAAGCATAAATTGGTTAATAGGAATCATGGCTACAAGTTTAGTTGGGTTCTTTTTTTATGCGATTCAAACAAAT